GTTAATGTTGACATTAAGGCTTCAACGCCTGTTACTTCACCTGATGGCAATCATATTTTTGCTGAGGGAGTAATTATTCGTAAAGTATCTAAATTTGTAGCTGGCACAGCTGAAGACGCTATTATTCCTATTCCTGTAATGTATGATGTTAAAACAGGTAAAGTATTAGTAGAGTTGTTGCCTAAAGAACTCCGAGACGAGTATGCAAATCTTTGATTGGCTTAAGCAAATTACTTACGAAAAACAACCTTGGGACTCATTTACTGAGGAAGATAGAGCATCATTTAATCCTTATATGATACATCGCTTCCTCAGTATGAATCCTGAGTATATTGAGTTTGTAAACTTAATTCAAAATATTCCTTATACTGAAAAGGAAAAAATATATAAACTATATTTATATATGATTCCCAAGAAAAACATGTTTTTAAAATATATTAAATCAACAAGAACCAAAACTAGAGAAGAGCTATTACAACATTTAGCTTCTCATTATGAATGTTCTCTACGTGAGGCAGATGAGTATTATCATATGCTTCATAATGATACTATTAAAGGTATTCTTAAAAAACGAGGTGTTGAAGATAAAGAAATTAAAAAACTATTAAAATGAAACTAGATAGTATAGTAACATCAGTTATAAAACAATTTGAAGAACGTAGTATCAAAGGTAAAGAAAAGTATGGTACTGATTTAGATAGAGAAGATTTAGCATTAATAGATTGGATAGAACATGCTAAACAAGAGCATATGGATGCTATTTTATATTTAGAAAAAATCAAACAACAATACCTTAAAGAAACTGAATCGTGAAAATACCTTCTATAGTAAAAACGATCCAGAAACAACCTATACAGGAAATAAACTATGCATTCCATAAAACAATTTCTTATAGTCAGTTTTCTATCTATCATGAATGTCCTCATAAATGGAAATTACAATACAAAGATGGATTACAACCATATTCATCTACTATCCATACTGTTTTCGGAACCGCTATGCATAGTGCTATTCAACATTATCTCACTTTAGCATATAATGAAAGTGCCGCGGCAGCTGATAGATTTGATATAGAAACGTTTTTTGAAGATGAATTTAGAAAAACATATCTAGAAGAATATAAAGCAAATAAAGATACTCATTTTAGTAGTGCTGTTGAAATGAGAGAGTTTTTTGATGATGGTATAGCTATTATAAATTATTTTAAGAAAAAACGAGGTAATTACTTTAGTAAGCGTGGATGGTATTTAGTTGCTTGTGAGTTACCTATTGTTATAACACCTAATAATGCGTTTAAAAACGTTTTATATAAGGGTTATATTGATTTAGTAATGTATCATGAACCTACAAATACATTTAGGATATACGATTTTAAAACATCAACTCGAGGATGGAATGAAGATGCTAAAAAAGATGAACGTAAACAATTCCAATTAATATTTTATAAAAAATATTTTAGTGAACAATATAACATTCCTGAAGATAATATTGAAGTCGAGTTTATTATATTAAAAAGAAAAATATGGGAAGAAAGTGAATATCCTCAAAGTCGAATACAAGAATTTTCTCCCCCAAGTGGTAAAATTAAAATGAAAAAAGCATTAACTGCTATAAATAATTTTATAAATGAATGTTTTAATATAGACGGAACATATAAAGATACATCACATCTTACAACACCAAGTAAAACTTGCCAATGGTGTCCTTTTAATGAAAGGAAAGATCTTTGTAACAAATAGTGTTTTTGTATATATTTATATATAAATAGGTGTTATGGATAAAAAGGATATGACATTAACAAGCGTTAAAGTACAAAGCGACTTGTTTGAAGATTTTAAATTAGAGTGTGTTAAGCGGAAATTTTCTCTACAAAAGCTTGTTGATCGCACAATCCATTTATATCTTACATCAGATGAATTTAGAAAATCAATTCACAATCACAATAATTTAGACCGATAAAAAGTTTTATGAATTCAAGTTTTGCTTATCTTCCTCAAAATAAAAGGAAAAAAATACTCTTAATCTGTGATGATGTAAGAGTGCATTCTGGAGTAGCTACTATAGCTCGAGAATTAGTATTAAATACAGCTCAACATTTTAATTGGGTTAATGTTGGTGGGGCTATCAACCACCCTGAAGCAGGTAAACGATTAGATCTATCACCAGATACTAATAAAAATACCGGTTTAGATGATAGCTCAGTTATTTTATATCCTACTAATGGATATGGAGATGCTAGATTAATTAGACAATTAATTCAAATTGAAAAACCAGATGCTATTTTCTTAATCACTGATCCAAGATATTTTATTTGGCTATTTCAAATTGAAAATGAGATTAGAAAGAAAATGCCTATCATCTATCTTAACATTTGGGATGATTACCCAGCTCCAATGTATAATAGATCATATTATGAATCGTGTGATGCTCTATTAGCTATTTCTAAACAAACTAAAAATATTAATACTTTAGTATTAGGTGATAAAGCTAAAAATAAAATTATTGAGTATGTACCTCATGGTTTAAATGAAAATATCTTTAAACCACTTGATGTTAATACTCCTGAATTAAAAGAATTTAAAAAGAAATTATTTGGAAACCAAGAAATTGATTTTGCTTTATTTTTTAATTCTCGAAATATCCGCAGAAAACAAATCCCAGATACAATGATGGCTTACAAGTTATTTGTTGATGGATTATCTGAAGAACAAGCAAAACGTTGTGCTTTTGTGCTACATACTCAAATAGTAGATGATCATGGTACTGATTTAGAAGCAGTAAGAGAATTATTATTTGGTGATGATCCAAAATATAATATTATTTTTTCACCATCAATGATACCATCTGACCAAATGAATCTACTTTATAATAGTACTGATTGTCAAATATTATTGACTAATAATGAAGGGTGGGGATTAAGTTTAACTGAAGCATTGTTAGTAGGAAACCCAATTATTGCTAATGTTACAGGTGGAATGCAAGATCAAATGCGTTTTAGTAAAAAAGATAAATGGATTGATTTTAATGCTAAATTCCCTTCAAACCATAATGGCACAATTAAAGAACATGGAAAATGGGCCTATCCAGTTTATCCAACTAATCGTTCAATTCAAGGTTCACCATTAACACCTTACATTTGGGATGATAGATGCAATGCTGAAGATGCAGCTAAACAAATTAGAGCTGTTTATGATTTACCTAAAGAAGAAAGAAAAATGTATGGTTTAAAAGGACGCGAGTGGGCTTTATCAGATGAAGCTGGGTTTACAAGTTCAAATATGGGTAAAAAAGTAATTACTATTTTAGATAAATTATTTAAAACTTGGAAACCAAGAGAAAAATATGAATTAGTAAATGCTAATGAAACTAAACCTAAAACAGTACCTCACGAATTAGTTTATTAATACCAAAAAAGTTATATGAAACCATTATTTTTTATTAGTTGCCCTATCGATACTTATAGTGGATATGGAGCACGCTCTCGAGATCTAGTTAAAGCTATTATTGAACTAGATAAATATGATGTTAAGATTCTTCCTCAAATATGGGGTAATACTCCTTGGGGTTTTATTGAAGATAATCCTGAATGGGCGTTTTTAGTACCACATTTATGGACCCAACCTCAACTCCAAAAACAACCAGAAATTTGGATGCAAATCACCATTCCAAATGAATTCCAACCTATTGGTAAATTTAATATTGGGGTAACAGCAGGTGTTGAAACAACACTATCACCTGGTGATTGGGTTGAAGGAATTAATCGAATGGACTTAACATTAACATCTTCAGAACATTCAAAAGAAACATTTCTTAAAACTATACTTCAAAAAATTGACTCACGTACTAATCAACAAATTGGTGAAGCTAAAGTTGAAAAACCAATCGAAGTATTATTTGAAGGTGCTAATACTGATATCTATAAACCACTTGATACAGTAGAATCATTTCCTGAATTAAATAATATTAAAGAAAAATTTTGCTATTTGTTTGTAGGTCATTGGATTAATGGTGATTTAGGTGAAGATAGAAAAAATATTGGTTTATTAATTAAAGCGTTTTATGAAACATTTAAAAATAAAAAACAAAAACCCGCTCTTGTTTTAAAAACATCTCAAGTAGGCTCTTCTTATCTTGACCGAGACGATATTTTAAAGAAAATTACAGCTATTAAAAAAACAGTTAATTCAAAAGATTTACCTAATGTTTATCTATTACATGGTGAATTTACTGATTCTGAAATGAATGAATTGTATAATCACTCTAAAATTAAAGCTATGATTAGTTTAACTAAAGGTGAAGGATTTGGACGTCCGTTATTAGAATTTAGTTTAACTAAAAAACCTATTATAACTAGCGATTGGAGTGGTCATAAAGATTTTTTAGATGAAAAATTTACTACTATGCTTCCTGGTACTATGGTTAATGTTCATCCAAGTGCTGCTAATAATTGGTTGCTAAAAGAATCACAATGGTTTAATGTAGATACAGGACATGTAGGATATCATTTAAAAAATATGTTTGAAAATTATAAAACATATACTGATGGTGCTAAACGTCAAGCATATAAAAGTAAAAATGAATTTAGTTGGGATAAAATGAAAGACAAAATAAACCAATTATTCGACCAATATATCCCTGAGTTCCCAAAACAAATACAATTACAGCTCCCTCAACTAAAGAAAATTGAATTACCAAAACTAAAAAAAGTAGAAGAAAATGTCACCGGATAAAATTATAACTTGCCCTAAATCAGGAGGTGACTTGTGTTATGAAACACAAGTTACACCTGAAATTACAAATTGGATGTCTTTATCTTGTGGGTATTGGACTAATAGTTTAATGACTAAAGATAGTGAATTTTATAATGAACAAATGGAGTTATTACCTGAATTATATAAAGCATTAGCTTGGGAAGATCCAAACACAGGTCTAACCTGGTTACCGCAAATAATTAATCATCCAACACAAGGTATGGTATTTGCAAACGGAGCATCAGCTAACGAGTGGAAATGGGCCGCGGTTAAAGCAACTAAAGTAAAAGAAGAAGAAAAAGAAAAATACCCAATCCCAAAACAACCAGGCAAATTTTATGAATACAAGATGGACATGGAAACACTCCACCATTTTGAAGAAAGAGAATTTATTGATGCTTTAGAATATGTTGGCTTATTAGGATAATTTTATTATATTAGGGTTATATGAAAATCAGTTATGCTATTACAGTTTGTAATGAACTAGAAGAGATTAAACGTCTTATTGAGTTTTTACATTTAAATAAAAGACAAGAAGATGAAATTTGTGTTTTAGTAGATAAACCTAAAGCATCTAAAGAATTACTTTTTGAACTTTATAAATATGAAACTACTAAATGGATTATTTTAAAAGAAAGTGAATTTAAAGGACATTTCGCTGATTGGAAAAATCAACTAATGAATATATGTTCTGGTAGTTACATCTTTCAAATTGACGCTGATGAAATTCCCCATATTAATTTAATACAAAATCTACCAACATTACTAGAGGAGAATCGATTAATTGACATGATCAGAGTGCCCCGAGTTAATACTGTAGAAGGATTAACTGAAGAGCATATACAGAAATGGGGATGGAATGTAAATGAAAAAGGATGGGTAAACTGGGCGGATTGGCAAATGCGTATTTACAAAAATACTCCTGATATTAAATGGGTAAATAAAGTTCATGAAGTTTTAGATGGGTTTAAAACACATGGGATGCTTCCTGTAGAAGAAGAGTGGGCTTTATATCATCCAAAAACAATTGAGCGCCAAGAAAAACAAAACAATTATTATAATACATTATGAAAACAGCTTTAGTATTAGGTGGAGGTGGGTTTATTGGTGGACATTTAGCTAAACGTCTTAAAAGTGAGGGTTTTTGGGTCCGTATTGTTGATATAAAAGAAAAACATGAGTATTGGAATCATGATGAAATATGTGATGAATATATTTGTGGTGATTTAAGAAATCCAATGTTAGTTAATAAAATTATGTATGCCCCAAATCAAATATCTGAGTCTAGTAAAGAAACTTCATTTGATGAAGTATATCAATTAGCGGCAGACATGGGAGGAGCAGGTTATATATTCACAGGTGAAAACGATGCTAATGTGATGCACAATTCAGCTCTTATTAATTTAAATGTACTTCATGAGGCTATTAAAAAGAATATTAAAAAAATATTCTATAGCTCCTCAGCTTGTATGTACCCAGAACATAATCAATTAGATCCTAATAATCCCAATTGTGAAGAATCAAGTGCTTACCCAGCAAATCCTGATTCAGAGTACGGTTGGGAAAAATTATTTAGTGAACGTTTATTTTTAGCATTTAATCGTAATCATAAATTAGATGTTAGAGTAGCTCGTTTTCATAACATATTTGGCCCTATGGGTACTTGGACAGGAGGAAAAGAAAAAGCACCAGCTGCTATGTGTCGTAAAGCAGCTGAAGGGAAAGAAGAAATTGAAGTATGGGGTGATGGGTTACAAACTCGTTCATTTCTTTATATAGATGAATGTGTTGAAATGGTTCTTCGTTTTATGAGACAAGACACATTTTTAGGTCCTGTTAATATTGGCTCTGAAGAAATGGTCACTATTAATCAATTAGCTGAGATGGCTATTAAAGCATCTAATAAAGATATTAAAATTAAAAATATAGCAGGTGATGAATTTAAAACCAAATATGGTTTTAACTGTCCTGTAGGTGTTAGAGGTAGAAACTCAGATAATAAGTTATATAAAGAAAAAATAGGATGGAAACCAACTCAACCACTATATGAAGGTATAACCAAAACATATCAATGGATTAATAAACAATTATATAAATAAAATCCCTCTATGAATAAAAACATAACAGTAGGAGTTATATCAGATTTAAATCACAATAGTTCCCCAGCTTATTCTAGTTATTATTATGCTTGTTTAAATTTATTTGAAAATGTTAAAATAATTAATAATATAGATGATCTAAAAAATATAGATATTTTATTATGCGGAAATGATCATCATATTAATCATTTAAACATTTGGTCTAATCCTGAATTTATTAATTATTGTAATAACAATAAAATCCCATTTTTTGTACATACTGTAGAACATATAAGAACCCCAGCTTTCCCATGGAATTTAGATATACAAAATAAATTAGAAAAATATAATATATTAAATCAAAGATGTTGGGATATATCTGATTGTAAAGAAAAAAATAGAAATTTAGCTAGAGTTTTATTATCTAAAAAGTTTTTTAATTATAATAAATCTGTAAATAAAAATAATAAAATAGTTTTTATTGGGAAATTATATCCAAATAGATTAGAATTAATAAATAATTTATCAAAACATATAGAGATAGATACTATTGAAAGGTCTACTTCTAATAATTATTTTGATTTTCTTTCAAAATTAGCCGAATACAAATATGTTTTATCACCTAAATCATTATTTGTAAATGGTATCCCAGGAAGATTTTATGAAAGTTTATGGGTAGATTCTATTCCACTTCAAGAAATATATGATGATACATTAGATTATTATAAAATTGAAAAAAACATACCTGGGGTTATATTTTTTAAAACTCCTAAAGAATTAATTTCAAAATTAGAGATAGAAAATAATAATCAAATATATAATACTTTTCCTAAAATGTTTTTAGAAGAAGAATTAATAGAATTTTTTAAAGAATTTAATATAAATCTATGATAATAGTACAAATAGGCACCAACACCGCTTCATGGGAATTAAATAATCAAACATATTATGATTCATGTTTGCAATTCATAAAACATAATTCAAAAGATATTGATTTTGTTCATTTAATTGAGCCAATTTCTGATTGTAATCCATGTATTGAAAAATCTTATAATTTTTTTAATAATAAAAAAATACATAATATAGCTATAACTGATAAAGACAATCAAGATGAACTAGAGATATTCACCCCATTAAATAATAAAACATCAGGTCATAATTCATCTAATTTTACCCATTTAACTAAACATGGTCATTTAGAAATTACTTCTAAAAAAGTACCTTGTTACACTCTTAATACATTTTTAGAACTAAATAATATACCAAAATGTGACAGATTATATATTGACACTGAAGGTATGGACTGTTTAATATTATTAAATTATAATTATAATAAATTTAAAACTAACTATATTGAGTTTGAAATAGCTCATGCGGATGGGCCATTTACTCAGTCTACTAATGCTGATCAATGTATAGCAAGATTAACATTAGATGGTTTTACTATATCTGCTAATCCTAATGAACCATTAAATTTAATAGCAACTCGATGAAAAAATTTATAGTTACAACAACTATTAATAAACCAACAGAAGCTACTCTTAAGTTTTGTAAGATAGCTAAAGAAAAAGATTGGACTTTTGTGATAGTTGGAGACACTAAAACCCCACATGATGAGTATAAAGCATTAGAAAACAATAATGTTATTTACCTAACCCCAGAACAACAAGAACAACTATATCCTGAATTAAGTAATACTATTGGTTGGAAAAGTATTCAACGCCGGAATATAGGCTTTGTATATGCTTATTATAATGGAGCTGATATTGTAGCTACAGTTGATGATGATAATATACCTTATGATAATTGGGGTGATAAAGTCTATGTTAATCAAGAAATTGAAGTTGACTTATATGAAAATATGTCATCACTTTATTTTGATCCAATTTCACCTACTAATCATAATAACCTATGGCATAGAGGTTTTCCAATTGAAGATTTACCTGTTAAAAATAATATTGAATATAAAGGAAAAATTAAACGTAAAGTTTTAGTTCAAGCTGATTTTTGGGATGGTGATCCTGATATTGATGCTATTTGTCGTTTAAGTAAAAAGCCAATAGTTAAATTTAACAAATTCGAACCATTTTGTTCTAACCAATTAGCGCCCTTTAATTCACAAAATACATTTTTAGCTAGGGAAGTAATACCATTTTATACTGTTTTACCACATGTTGGCCGAATGGATGATATTTGGGGCGGATATATTCTCCAATATTATTTCCCTAACTCAGTAATCTACAACCAATCTACAGTTTATCAAAATAGAAATACCCAGGATTTAGTTACAAACTTAGAAAATGAAGTAATTGGATATAGGAACACATATAAATTACTAAAAGATTTAAGTAATTTTAAAAACTATTTACCTGAAAAAACAAAAGAATTTTGGGGAAAATATACTAATTGTTTTAGATAATGAAACATTTTAATACATATATGGAACCACATCTAGGTGATAATGTATATCATTTAGATTATCTTAGAAAAATAATTAATAAAGATTCAAGTTATCATTTTACTCATTATGCTAGAGAAAAATACTTAGATGAGTTACAATATCATATAATCGGATACGAAAATAATATCCAATTAAAATCATATGAGTGTGGCATTCCATCTGATGCTATACATGGATGGATTAACACAGATAATTGGTTATTTGAGAAATATTATCCTAAAATAGTCCCATCACAAGGATGGCCTATACATTATGATAAAATGTATATTGAATGGTATGATATACTAGAACAAAAATATAAATTACCAAATCCTATTAAGACCTCTGAAGATTTTAAGCCTAATTTTATAGGACTAGACAACTATGATCTACCTAAACAATATGATGTTTTAATAATTAATTCTATCCCTCAATCAGGTCAGTATAACTATGAAGAGGATTTATTTAAAAAACTAATTTACCATTTAATAAATCAAGAATATAATGTTATTACTACTAAAAAAATAGATAATATTGAATGTACATTAGATTATAATTATAATTTATTAGATATAGCCAAAATATCTACTAAAACTCCCATAATAATAGCAGTACATACTGGTCCTTTAGCTTTATGTCTTAATAAAATAACTTTGGAAAATTGTCAATTTTTTTATATTTTAGATACAAAACATAGTTTTTCATTTGATAAAGTAATACACTCATCAACATTACAATCAATTAATTTTTAATATGAGAATAGCATTTAGTATAATTTTAAATGGTTTACATCATTTAAAACATAATAATTATTATCAAACTATGTTAGAAAACTTTGACTATTGGATTATAGTTGAAGGACAAGCACTACCTAATGGTTCAACTAGTTGGTGTAAACAATTAAGTAAAGAATATCAACTAAATGGTAGATCATTAGATGGTACTCATGAATTTTTATTAGAATTAGCTTCCAAAAATGATAAATTAATATATATTCCATCAAATGGTCCTTGGTCTTCTAAGGATGAAATGGTTAATAAAGCTATAGAGCAAGTAAAAAAAATTACTAATGAATGTTTTTTATGGGAAGTAGATATTGATGA